CCAGGCAGATCCTCGATCACGACGAGGCCGGCAAGCAGATATGCGGCTGGTCTAAACCAACCAAGGAGACGAAATGAGCGTTCCCACCTGGCTTGCTGGTAGCACGGTTGTTATCTAGCGTTCGGCCAACGGCTACATCTGTATGCCACGCGTCGGTGCTGATCCGAGCGAATGCGTTGTGTTCGAGACCTTCGCTGCGCTGACCTACTACCTCGGCGTTAACTATCAACCTCCTGGCCCCTAATGGGCAAGGGAAGCAAGCCGCGGCCGTTGTCGGTTGACGAGAAGACCTTCGCCGACAACTGGTCACGCATTTTTGAATAGGGGACTAGCTCAACTGGCAGAGCGGCCGGCTCTAACCCGGCGGCGGCGTAGCCCTGTGCAGGTTCGACCCCTGCGTCCCCCGCCACTCCGGAAGATAATGACTAACTGGCGAAGGTTTAGAGAGTAGGTTCCGTAGCATGTCTGACTCTGGCTTCGCTGGGAAAAGTGTCATTGTCCTTACCTATGCGCTTGGTGAGCGTGTCTATCTGATCGACGCCGAGCGCTGGGGTCGAATCAGGGAAATCAATATCGCCTAAGGCGGCAAGTTGTATCTGGTTGCCTGGTTCGATGAGGAAAAGCGCCGCTGCGACAGCTGGTTCACCGAAGAAGAGCTAACGAAGAGTCCGCGATGAATGCTCTAGAGGCCACTGACGAACAGTCGGCCAGTCTAGTTCGAACATATGCCAAGGAGGACGAGCTAGCGATTCTGGTAAGGACAAACGGCAACGATGTCCGCGTGATCGCGCCTGCAGCTCAACGAGATGTGTTGGCTAAGATGCTTCGCATAGCCGCAAGCATGCTGGAAGAGCCGGCAAGCCAACGTTTCAACTGAGTCTAAACTAGAGGTGAACAGAAATGGCCGGACGTAAACCCGGCACTCCTAAGACGGGTGGCCGACAAAAGGGAACGCCTAATAAGCTTACATCTGACGTCAGGGCAATGATCCTTGAAGCGTTGGATAAGGCTGGTGGAGTCAGCTACCTAGTCAAGAAGGCTGAGGACAATCCCGCGGCGTTTCTTACCCTCCTCGGCAAGGTGTTGCCAATGCAAGTGTCTGGCGATCCAGATAACCCTCTAAGGGCCAGCATCACCGTGAGCTTCGTTGATAATGGCTGAGGCGCAATTTCCAGCCAAGCTCAGGCCATTGTTCAAGGCATGCCGCTATAAAGTTGCCCATGGTGGCCGAGGGAGTGCGAAGTCATGGAGCTTTGCGAGAGCATTGCTGATCTTGGCCGCCTAGAAGCAACTGCGAGTTCTCTGCACTCGCGAGGTGCAGAAGTCCATCAAGGACTCTGTGCATAAGCTTCTTGGCGACCAGGTACAGGGGCTTGGGCTTGGTGCGTTCTACGAGGTCCAGTAGAGCGTCATCAAGGGCGGTAACGGCTCGGAGTTCATCTTCTCCGGCCTAAGCGACCAGACGGCGGAGTCGATCAAGTCCTTTGAGGGTGTTGACATTGTTTGGGTCGAAGAGGCTCAGGCGGTAAGCGACCGTAGCTGGTCAATACTCATCCCAACCATTCGCAAGGATGGCTCGGAGATCTGGGTGAGCTTCAACCCAGAGCTTGATACAGATCCAACCTGGGTCAGGTTTGTGGAGAACACGCCTCCCGATGCCTGGGTTGTGGAGGTCAACTACCACGACAACCCATGGTTCCCTGAGGTGCTTGAGAAAGAGCGTAGTCATGCCAAAGCCACCTTGCCGGATGCCGAATACAGGAACATCTGGGAAGGCAAGTGCAAGCCGGCAATCACTGGTGCGATCTATGCTGACGAGGTTGCATCAACATAGACTTCTGACAGGATATGTGAGCTTCCCTATGACCCGGCGAAGAAAGTGCATGCAATCTTCGACCTCGGATGGAACGACAAAATGTCGATCATCCTGTCCCAAAGGCACGTGAGCCAACTGAGGATCATCGAGTACATTGAGGACAGCCACAAAACTCTCGACCACTATTCGGCCGAGCTGAAGAAAAAGAACTGGAATTGGGGAACTGTCTGGCTTCCGCATGATGGTCAGCACAAGGACTACAAGTCAGGCAAATCAGCAGAACAGATCATGCGCGAGCTTGGATGGGATGTTCGAATCATTCCCAACCAATCCATCGAGTCTGGCATTCGCAATGCTCGCCGAGGATTTGCCTAGACCTATTTCGATAGGTCTAAGACAGACCGCCTAGTTCAATGTCTAAAGCGGTATCGACGCGGCGTGCCGACGACCACTGGCGAGCCAGGCGCACCAGTACACGACGAGTGGAGTCATGGGGCTGATGCCTTCCGATACCTTCACATTGTGGCACCAAGCCTGAGTAACGAGGACTGGTCCACCAAGACGCTTAACTATCCGAGCCTAGCCACCGCATGAGCTACGAACAGTACGACGACGCCGAGGCCATAAAGAAGAACAATGGCCCGATGGATGACAAGTAGCTTTGCGTCCTGATTGACCATGAGCGCTCGAACGGCATTGGCCTGAACGATTAGCTGGCCTCTGATCGCGCTAAGGCGATGGCTTTCTATGTTGGCGAGGCTAAGGGCATCCTGGCCCCACCCGACGTTGACGGTCGTAGCAAGGTCGTCAGCAAGGAGCTAATGGAGGTGGTTGAGTGGGCAATGCCGGTGTTCATGCGCATGTACTGCGGCACTGACGACATAGTCAAGTTCGAGCCCGAGGCGATGGGCGACGAGAAGGCATGCAACGACGCCACGGAGTATTGCTCCTATCTACTGCATCGCAAGAACCCTGGTTTTGTCGTCCTTCACGACGCCATCAAGTCAGCCCTGATTAGCCGCATTGGCGTCGTGAAGGTCTATTGCGATGAGCGCTGGGATGAGCGAGAAGAGCATTACGAGAACCTTTCACAGATTGATGTGCAGGCGTTGTCCGCCGACGAGTTTGTCGACCTGGTGAGTGTGGAGGAGGTGCAATAGACCGACGTTTCCATGGTCAATGGGCAAGCAGGTGATGCTCAACAGCAGCCCGTTGTATATAACGCCACCGTCAAGCGCAAGGAGCAGAAGCGCTAGTTCAAGGTCGAAGGCGTGCCGCCAGAAGAGGTTTGGTTCTCGAAGGATTCTCGCTATATCGATGGTCTTCGCTGCATAGGTCACGATGTGCGCCGGACCATTTCCGATCTGCTTAGCCTTGGTTATGACGCGGATAAGGTATATACGCTCCCAAAGGGCACTCTTGGCGACACCTACGGTGAGAAGTACGAGCGTGAGCGCTATGACGGCTCATGGAGCATTGACGAAGACGACTCGCTTGACATCAGTCAGCGCATTGTGATGCTGAATGAGTGCTACATCCGTGCTGACTACGACGGCGATGGTATTGCCGAGTATCGCCGCGTGGTGAAATGCGGGACGGTCGTGTTCGAGAATGAGGTGGTGGAAGACCACCCGTTCGCCATATTCTCGCCAGTCCTGATGCCGTACAAGCTGATCGGCCTGTCCATGTGGGACTTGGTTGAAGATCTGCAGCGCATCAAGACGGCGATTACCCGCCAATACCTCGACAACCTTTACCTGGCAAATACGCCCCGTACGGCAGTGGTTGAGGGGCAGGTGAATCTAGATGACCTTCTGAATCCACGGCCTGGCGGCCTGGTTCGCACCAAGGATCTGAACGCCCTTGACGTTATCCAGACGCCGGATATTGGCGCCCAGGCGCTAAGCGGCATCCAGTTCTTCGATGGGGTGCGAGATGCCAGGACTGGCATCAAGGAGTTCTCGCAGGGCTTGGTCGGGAATGAGCTTAGCAAGTCCAAGATCGGCTCCGAGGGACTTTAGCAGCTCATGGATCAGGGTGCTCAGCGTGTAGAGCTGATGGCTCGCGTGTTTGCCGAGACTGGCGTCAAGCGTATCTTCCAGCTGCTACTGAAACTTGTTACCTAGTATCAGGACCGCCAAGAACAGGTCCGTATCTCCGGTAAATGGATGACCATCGATCCGCGAGCATGGAAGAACAACTACGACATGACAGTTTCGGTTGGCGTTGGCACGTCATCCAAGGACAGGCAACTTGCCATGTCGATGCAGCTACTTTAGGTCCAGGCCCAAGCCGCGCAATATGGACTGGTGCAACCACAGTAGGCCTACAACGCCCTGGAAGACATGGCGAGCGCCATGGGCAAGAAGGACGCTTCCCGCTATTTCATGCCGCCAGACCAGGCGCAGTAGCAGCCGCCTCAGCCATCTGAGTCTGATAAGCAGATGCAGTTGGAGCAGTACAAGGCACAAAGTCAGGCTCAACTGCAGTCCCAGAAGCATCAGAACGATGCTTAGCTGGAAGTGCTCCGTCAGCAGGCGCAGGCAGCACAGCAGCAGCATGAAAAGCAGCTAGAGGCCGAGCGAAACCAGCTAAAAATGGAGCAGGATGAGCGCTTGGCCACCATCAAGGCGCAGCTAGACGCCGATCTTGCGCGCTACAAGGCAGAGTTGCAGGCACAGACACAGATCGAGGTGGCCCGCATCAACGCTGAGGCCCGGATTGCAGCCGCCAAGTCCATGGGTGCCAAGGATGCTTCAACAGCAGACGAAACGGTCGACTACGAAGAGCGGAATGAACAGGCATGACCGACGATAAAACTG